ATGGGCGCTTATTCATCTTGGGCTATGTTGGCTCTAACTCACCATGTGATTATAAGAGCAGCAGCACTTGATGTAGGAATTGCAAATTTCTCTAATTATGCCGTTTTAGGAGATGATGTCGTGATTAATCACGATATCGTAGCCTCTCGGTATTTAGAGCTAATGGGTAATTTGGGAGTCGCAATCAATCTTTCGAAAACTCTAACCTCTGATGAGGTGATGGAGTTCGCGAAAAGACTGTTTACCGTCAATAATGATTTATCACCAATCGGTGCAGGAGCAATCCTGGCCGTGATGAGAAAACCAATAATGATCGGTTCTTTGCTACGTGAGTTGTCTTCAAAATCTGAAACAGACATTTCAACCTCGTTTCATACGCTGGTTCAAAGCCTTCCATCTAAACAATGGGAAGCTATGTTCCAAGCGCTTTGGACGATTTATGGAGTGAAAGGACTTCGTGATACCACACGCCAACTTGAGAGTAAACTCTTGAGCTGGATCACCTATGGTAGAAGTATTGACCCTTTCCTTTTCCAGTACGCTTTACACAACGGTGTAAGAACCGCTGTTATAACGCGTCATAGACAAGCAATAAACCTTGCGCTCGATAACGAACAGTCATTTTACAATTTCTGTTGGAAATCTTGTGTAAGTTCAGGCTTCGTCCTAGGACCCATGGAGGCCCTAAGCTTGTTGATTAGTCCCTTCTTTTGGCTGTACCTCGAATCCGTTATACGGACGACAGTACACGCTCAAGATATGGAGAACTTCCTTCATCAAGTGAAACAGAACCATGACGGTACTTACGAACTCCTAGAATATAGCCCTGTTGCAGGTGCTAGTATTCGGTGGGACATTGCGAAAGCAACGGAGTTTGGAAAATTCGTTAATGACATCTCTAGAGAAATCTGGAGAAGTTATGACGAAATGATCCTCATCCATGGTGCTGATGGCTCTAATATCTATTAGATATAGGCCTCACTCGTTGCCCTTATAAGGCGTGAAATTAGGACTCTGTTCCTAGAGCGCGTCCCTATCTCCCGAAAGGAGAGTAAGAAGCACAGTGGC